CATCATAGGATTTGAACTGATCAGCAGCAGTGAAGAAAGAAAGAGAATATTGCTTCTTCCAGATTGCTTCAAGGGCATCATCATCATCCAGGAGAGGACCCTGACGATCAAACTCAGAAGAGTCATAGTTCCAATAACCAGCAACCTTCTTCAACTTCAGTTTGAAGTTAGCACCTTGCCAGAAGTCAAAAGGATTGATAGGAGACTCATCCTCAAACTCAGGTTGCATAGCAGCCATAATCTTATCAAAGATCTTTTTACCAAACTTGTAGAGGAATACACCTCCTTCATTCTGTGGGTTAGCAGGATCTTTAACAACATAAATGTTGGCATAAAAAGACAGTTTGCGTTTTTGCTTACGCACAGTGTCCTTATCAGATTCATTTCCACTGTTCCAGAGTTCCCTGTTCAGTTCCCCTATAGGGTCTTTACCTCCCACAGTAGTAAGGGAGTTTTCAATATACCATCCACCAGGTCCTTGGAAGGCGTGAGAAAAGAGTTTTACCCAAGGAAGATCTTCTCCTTCAGGTGCAGGGAGGAAGCGAATTACTGCATACCCATTGCCTGACTTGTCCATTTCTGGTTTCCAAAGGCGTTCATCTGCACCTCCACCAGTATTATTCATCTTCTCTACTTCCTTCACCAACTTGTTAGTTAGTGACCCAAGGGAAGATTGCTTTTTAAGGTCTTTAAAAGACATTATATTCTCCGTATTAGTTGTATTTGGTCTGTGTCCTTTATCTTGGTAGAGGATCAGGCAGCCTCAATATAGGGTATTTAGGTGAAGAAGTCAACCCTCTCTCTGGATAGTCTTTTTCATGTTGGTAATCATAACATTCATGTTAGAGAACACTGTAGTCAAATCAACATCTGCAGCAAACCCAATCATAGTTGCCTCCTTCATAATGTTTTCTTTCATTAATTTTGCTTTAGGATCATCTGACAAACTGAGTCTGGTGTAAAGGATCTTTTGTTTATTTAAAAGATCCTCAAGTATTTCTACATGCTCAAGTTTTTCAGCATTTGTCATAGAGTGAAAATTAAAAACACTCCCATAAATTTTTTCTTGGAGTTCAGTAATATCCTGCATCTCCTTTTGTACAAACTCTGATTCGAAAAAACTCATACAACTATACTCTTTAGAATTTTTCTGTATTTGATAACATCAATATGTAGAAAAGAATCATACTTGGACATTCTCATAGAAAGAAACTTCCAAACAGGATCATCAAGTTTTTTGTCAAAATTATTTTTGAATCCTATAACCTTATTTAATAAGACAAGAGATTCAAGAGAAATATTTTTACCAAGATGTTCCTTCACAATAAGAGGATGTTTTGTAGTCTCAATATGAAACATCTCATCAAAGTTCTTACCAGCAAATACATTCTCAATTTCAGACTTGAATGTATAACTCAGAGACTGAAGTCTCTTCTTCCAGTCTGTATAATTTTGTTCTCCATTTCTAACAATTTCTCCAATCCAAAGAGATTGTGGATCATCACAACTGACAAAGTTACTAACAAAAAACTCAACCACTTCTGAATCATCCTTTTGCCTGCTCAGTTTTTCAAAAAAATACCTGTCACGTCTTTTGTAGAAACTTTCCAGAGAAGCACGTGACTTTCCACCATATCTATGGTAGTCATATTTTTCTTTTGTGAAGTGGTTCTTTAACCCAAGATAGGATTTATAGGCATCAAAAGGTGTCACCTTAGGAATCATAATGGTAGTTTAGCATGACTAGTTTTTTTGAGGAGATTCAGTTCCATAGCCTCACATTTCAATTTTTCTTTTAGGGGTTTGGACATCAACTTGGGAACTGATTCAATGTCCACACTATTCTTCTCACAGAAGAATACAATTGCATCAATGTATGACATACCTTTATTGTCATGCGCAATCTTCTCTATCTCTTCAGCAAATTTCTTTGAAGAGTAGAACTTATTTTCAATAAGTTTATTGATGCTATCTTCAGTTGACTGAGGCATAATCATGCAATTTATATTCAACAAACTCTCTAATATATTTTGAGAGTAAGTTGATGTACTTTCTTTTGTCATATTCTTCATAAACTTCAACCTCGCCATTTTCACATGACATAATAATTACAAACTTCTTTACCATTATACCAGTCATCTCATACAACATGCAAGCATAAGCTGCACATTGTACAAAGTGACTATCAATCCATTTTCTTGGTTTAGGTTTCTTTGATGTTTTAAAATCAATGATAGCAAGTTCACCTTCATATTCAGCAATACAATCTACACTACCAGCAACACCTAGTTCATAACTGAACAGTGATTGTTCAATAGCATGTACATTATCTATCTTGTCAAATGTAGGTTTAGATTGGGCAAATAAGTATTGAGAAAGTGGTTGGACTGAAGGCAATGGTTTATTACAAAGATGATACTCAGCAAGAGTATGCATATCTGTGCCTCTAGATGTTGCCTGTTTGGTAACTCTATTAGCTTCCTCATTACCTACCTTTGCCCTCCACTCTCTAAAGATCTCACGTTGGTAATGACTAATAATAGAGGTGATAGATACTAATTTTTTTCCATTAGGAGTATCATAGTATCTAACACCATCAATAGTCTCTCTAGTGAGAGTAGGGTAATCAATTTCAACGTGATTAAACATTACATACCTAGTTCTGTTTTTGCTACAATGTATTCTTTGACCAGACCACTTCTACAAATGTCCTCTGGTCCAAACTCTATCATACCAAATGAAGGCATGTTCTTCAGAATACGAATGAAATCAATGATTCCATTTTTCTCATGGTTCTTAACCAAATCAGTTTGAGTAGCATCACCACAGAAATGAATCTTGGTGTTCTCACCTACTCTAGTAATGATTGAATCAAGTTCATGAAAATTAAGGTTTTGGAACTCATCAATGATGAGAATTGAATTATCAAAGGTTGTACCCCTGATAAATGATGTACTCCAAAAACTAATTGTACCTTGTGCTTTCAAATTTGCATAGAGCATTTCAAAAGAATTATCATCAGGCATCTCAAACATATATTTTACCATATTCTTGTAAGGAATTTGATAGATGTCTGATTTGTCTTCATGATCCCCAGGAAGGAAACCAATCTCTCTTGTAGGTACAAGAGATCTAACAATGTAGTCTTGTCATAGGGTGTCTTTGTATCTAAGACATCCTGGAGTGCATTGTAAAGGGTGATGAATGTCTTTCCAGTACCAGCACATCCATATGCAACAGTGTGTTGGTCTTTACCATATTCATCAAAAAACAATTGTTGATTTTCAGTTAATGGTTCAATCTTCTTGATGTAATCAAGATTGATTGGTTTTTTTCTTTTCATAGCTCTATTACTCATTCCAAATGGCACTGGATTACCAGTGTTTCCAATTCCTGTTTTAGTTTTTCTTGGCATAATGTTTAATCATTACCTTGTGTTGTACCAATACTTCTGGTTCGTGCCAATCTTCCAGAAATACCTCCAGATTTTTCAGCCTTTTTAAGAACCTCTCCCCATCCAGGATTCTTATTCACAAGTTTATCTCTCCACTCACCAACTTCAACCCCAAGACCTGGACAATTTTCAGGAGTAAAGAATCTTTCCCATTCAGGATTATCAATCTTCCACTGATCCCAATCATGAATACTCATTGCTACTTCTTTTTGTTCACCAGTTTCTTTGTTAAGAACAGGGTATGTTGCCATAAAAAGTTACCTCAGTTATGCATTTATTTATTAAGACCAGTCAAGTGCTTGGGAAATAATAGGGAACTGCTCTACAAAAATTTCCTTGCAAGCATTAGCAAGGTCCATATGTTCTTTTTGTGTTCCATTAGCAGTTCTCAGTTCAATATAGTGAACCCATGATCGCACTGAACCGCTCATGTACATTCTTGTTGGAACTGCCAATGGAAGTACCATACGGGCACACTCCTTTGCCACACCTCTTTCCAACATTTGTTGATACAATGCCATTGAAGAATCAAATAGAGTTTGCATCTGCAACTCAAGGTTCTGACGATCAAATGGATCAAGATCATCAGTTGAGTTCTGACGATTTTTAGTATCTTGACGTCTTAATTCAGGCAAGGTAATAGATTTACCAAGAAGACTTGAGTCAGCATATCTTTGTGAGAATTCCTGAAATGTAAAGGACCTATGACGCAAAACTTGAGCTGCTATTGCCCTGGTTGTTTCCAACTCAATAGTCAGATATGCCTGCTCAAAGATACTCCAATGCTTATGCTTGATGCAATACTTAATAAGACCTTCAAAAGAATCATTACCTTGATTAGAAGGATTACTCACCCTGGCACAGTAAGCAATGTGTTTCTCTGCATCAGGTGTGACTGAAATAAGTTGTGCCTTCATTTTTTTTCTGCCCTTCTTACTTTTTTTAGTTCTTTAAGTTCTGCTTTGATTGCTTGATAAGCATCTTCAGCACTTATCTTACCACCCATTTCCATGGCAGCAAAACATTCAACTCTTGTGCCAAAATGTTGAAGTGCTCTCTCAAATGTGTCTAGTTCTTCATACATTATTTAATCTGGATAACCATCATCATCATTGAATACTTCTTCATAATCTGAGATGGGAATATCATATTTAGTTCTAGTTGTATTGTATGCATTTGGGTCAGAATAAACTTCTGATTCCAACTGATCAACAAGAAGTTTGAGTTTGGATACAATCTGTTTAAGTTTATCCTTTTCCATAAAAAAAAAAAATGGGAGGTCTCCCTCCCATCATATCAATATTTCAGATGTAAGTCAATCACTTGACATAGGTTTTTCCGCGATAGCAGAATGTGCCATGACTCTCTTTGGATTCTACACAACGTGTATCATACTCAACACCACGATATGAAGTGTGAGTGATTTGTGCATTATGTAGAGCAGCAGTCTTATTGATCTGCTTTCTAATGAGATTGAGTGTATTCATTGTAGGTACTCCTAAAGTAGTTGGATTTTTAGGTCCGTTCCTTTAGTCGTTTGCGTCCCAATAACATTTTGGAGATGACTCCTTCATAACCTCAATTAATTCAACCCTAACTTGATTGTTAAGATCTTCATTGTTTTTTATCCTTAGCATAATGCTATCGGCATCAGAACAACTGAGGGATGAGTATAAAAGAAATTCAATCATGGGATGAACGGCTCCGTTCCGCGACTTACTTGCGTCTCACCATAGAGTGAGATGAACGTCAGGTCTTATTATAGACCTCATACATTATTTAGTCAAGTGTCTTTGTATCAACACGAACATTTATAATTGTGGTTATTCAAATAATGCAAAGTCTCCTTGAGACCACCACGATGTTTGAGTCCAATAGAGATTTGTGGGTACTCTGCATTGCCACCAAACTCTGCATAAAATTGTTTATCTGTAAAATCTTTATCCAAAAAGTACTCATGGAAATCTTCATGAATACTTTTGAGCAGCATACCAGCACGCTCACATTCTTGACTACCGTTACTGTAAATTACTGCTTGCATTTTCGTATACTTCTTCCAAGGGGAATAAATTTTTTACTTCTCTTACTGGATTTGGAGATGATTTATGAACATAATGATAACGCACACATTGGAATTGTTTATCCCATGTTGTGACTGTGACATAATCATCAATCATGTTGCCTCCAATCATCTGTTTTTTCTTGATGAAACCATTCAACAATTTCATCTGGACTTTGGAACCCTTTTCTATAACTAGATGGATCAGGGTCTCCAAGATCCATCTGGTTCATAAAATCATCCAGTCCCCCTTCTAAAATGTCAGGATTTTTAGAAATCCTTCTTGCTTTCCTCAACATTTCAGCAGCAGACCTATTTGATTTTGCTAACTTGTTAGCCCAAATCATATCATCAAGATTGACTTCCTCACCTTTTACAATTCTTGAACAGATAAACTCAAGTCTAAGCCTATATTTTGTTGAAAGCATATAAATTACTCTCTTTTGTTTATTTATTTTAAGTGATTTCCATTCTTATCTAACAAACCAAGTTTTTTGACTTGAGAAAGATTGGACTTATCTTGTTTTTTTAATTTTTTGTACTGCTTAATGAGTTTATCAACCTCACCCTTTGAAATGTTGACCTTTAATTTGTCCTCATTATCTACAAATCCAACACCTGCTTTCTTTGTTTCTTCATTAGCATCAACAAAGTCATTGATAACTTCTTGAATCTCACCCCTAATAATTGAGTTAATTTGTTTTTCCAACTCTTCATCAATACTCATTTCGTTTTACCATTGTTCCAAAGTCTTGGGTTAATTCTACCTTCAGTCTGATCAAATTTTATAAAGTCTCCTTTGTATTTGTCATAGTAGTAATCAAATAAATCAACCCTCTTATTAGATATAC